GGTAAGGCTGCCAAGATCCGCGAGAAGCTGTAAGACAGATTCTTTGAGAACAAAAAAGCGTGGTTTTGTAAACCAGCCATTTGTCAAGAGTAAATGCACAAAAAAGCAAAAATATTTTTTATGAGGCCAGAATGAGGGCGATTTCTTCCCGGAAAAGCTGCTCGGAGCACAGATAACCGAACATTTTGCGGGGGTAGTTGTTCAGCCAGTCCTCGATCCGCTTGGTCTCCTCGTAGGAGATCGTGCTCAGGTCGGTGCCCTTCGGCAGGTGCCGACGTATGAGGCCGTTCTGGTTCTCGTTGGATCCGCGTTCGCTCGGGCGGTACGGGTGGCAGTAGTAGACCTCGGTGCGGGATCCCCGGCCGGTGACGCTGCGTTCGATCCCGGCGGCGTCGGCAAACTCGCAGCCATTGTCGCAGGTGATCGACTGGAAGATCAGCGGGAACACTTTGGAGCCGACTTTCTTCTCGAGGGTGTCGAGGGCAGCGACGACGCTGGCGCTCGTCTTATCCGGCGAGGGGATGATGATCTCGCGGCGGGTCTTGCGCTCGGTCATCACGATGTAGGTGTTGCTGACGCCTTGGCAGCTCTCGACGCTGTCCATCTCCCAGTGACCGAAGGTGCTGCGGTCGTTGATGTGCTCGGGGCGATCTTCGATGCTCCGGCCCGCGGGCTTGCGGGGCATGGATCCGGCCGGGCGCTCCGGCTGGTGGCGCTTGCCGTGCTGCGGCAGCATGGAGACGGTCAGCTCGTCACCGAAGATCTCGCCGCGGATGTAGTTGTAGGCGGTACTCGCGCAGATGTGGGTCTTGAAGGGCCAGCCCTTGACCTCAGCCTCGCCGATCGCAGCCTCCGGGCTGTACTTCTCGTCGCGGATCTTGGCGATCAGGTAGTCGGCCAGCTCGTAGTCGTTGCCGATCTTCAGCTCCGGCCCCTTGGCGCGGAGGTTGGCCTCATAGCGGGCCTGTGCGCCTTCGGGGTTGTATCTGGTCTCGGTGGTGTAGTCGCTGTTGAGGTGCTCATAGGTGCACCGCTTCAGCTCCCGGTAGATGGTCGTATGATGGACGCCGAGCTCCTTGGCGATGTCCGTCGGCTTCATTCCTGCGCGGATGAAGGCGTCGAGCTGGATGCGCTTGGTCGGCGTCAGATGGCTCCAGTGCTGTCCCATTGTGTTCCCCTCCGTGATAAAAGAAAAGGGGCGGCCCGCCGGCCGCCCCTTCTGTGTGTCAGTGTTCCTCGTACTTTTTCAGGAGCTCGAGCGTCTCCTCGTCTGTGATGATGTCAGCCAGCCTGCACTCCAGCGCGTTGCAGATCTTCAGCAGCGTCGGCAGCTTCGCGCCGTTGATGTCCCGGGCGCCGCGCTCGTACTGCTGGAGCACCTGCACCTTGATCCCGGCCAGATCGGCGAGCTGAGACTGAGACAGGCCGGCAGCCTTGCGGAGCTTTTGCAGCCCCTCGCTTTTGTAGGTCACTTTGATCGAGATGTCCATGTTGTTCCTCCCGCTTGACTTTGCCGTGGTTTCGTGGTTATAATGAAAAGGAACGGCGGGCGGGGTTTTTCCCGCCGTCCTTCGACCTTACTGCTTGGGCTTTTGGTTCGGCTTTATTGTGATCGTAATGGTGGCAACCTGTTCACACTTTAGAGCCTGTTCCAGCAGCTCGAGCAGTTTTTTCATCTGCTCAGCATCCACGGCTTTGCCTCCTTTCCGCGGTTTTGTTCTCCTTTCTTTCTGTACTCGGCTATCCCTTGCCTGTGATTATATTATAGAGCATTTGCTCTATAATGTCAAGCATAATTCGGCAGATTTTCAACATTTTCCCGCGATTTTCCACGAAAAAAGCCGCACGGCGTCGCTGCCGTGCGGTTTTCTCATTCTTTCCCGAGCAGGTGGTTGATGGTGGTGCCGAGAGCGGTCGCCAGATAGTCCAGCTCGTAGTCAGCGACGACTCGGCTGCCGTTCTCGATCCTGCTGATGACCTTCTGCGTGACGTCCAGCCCGATGATCTGGAGCTTGTAGGCGAGCTGCTCCTGTGACAGATTTGCCCGCAGCCGCTCCTCTCTGACTCTCTCCCCGGAGATGTTGCACCTGCCGTCTGGTTTGTATATTTTCGCAGCCCTCGCCTCCCTTTATGCTAAAGATGACTATGCAATATTGACTTTACCAGTTTTGACATGGTAATATTATGCCAAAGATGACTAAACGCTAAAAAGCGCACATAGGAGGGAAAAGCATGGGTACAAGGTTTAGACGCAGCTTTAAGGTGGCCCCGGGTGTCCGGGTAAACCTGAACAAAAAGAGCGCGAGCATCAGCTTCGGCCCGAAGGGTCTGAAGCACACGGTCAGCACGACGGGGAAAAGCCACACGACCGTCGGGATCCCCGGGACGGGCCTGTCATATACGACGAGCTCCGGCGGGAAGTCCGGCACGCAGCAGGGCGCGGTCAGCATCCCCGCAGCGCAGCGGCCGACGTCGCCGAAAAGCAAGGCGGTGGCGCTGCTGCTGTGCATCTTCCTCGGCTTCTTCGGTGTCCATCGGTTCTATGTCGGAAAAACCGGCACAGGCGTCATCTGGCTGCTGACGGCCGGGGCCTGCGGGATCGGCTGGTTGGTCGATATTTTCACCATCCTGCTCGGCGGTTTCTATGACTCCGAGGGCCGTGTGCTGCGGTTCCAGCCCACAGAGGCCGAGCTCGCCGCTGCCGGTGAAGCGCCGGATCTTGGCGCCGAGGAGTAAAGCCCCACATAACAGAAAAGCCCGCCCGGGATCTCCGGGCGGGTTTCTGCTTTTCTATGCGGTTTTAGAGTTTCGTGACGTAGTCCAGAGAGATCCAGCCCGCGCCGCTCTTGAGCTTGCCCCACTTGGTCGCGCCGGGGCCTGCGGCTTCGGCGACGATGGTGTAGATGCCCTTGCCCTTGATCTGGCCGGCGACGCCGTAGTTGGTGCCGGGGCCCTTGCGGATGTTCAGCACGTCGGCCGTCGTCCGCACGCGGTAGCTCGTTGCCGTGCCGGTGCTGCCGGTCGAGATGTCCGCAGCGTTTACCCAGCCGTAAACGGTGGAGCCGCCGCCGCTGATTGCCTTCAGGTGGTACGGGTGCGCCTTGCCGGCCGCGACGGCCGTGATGGTGGCCTTGCCGGGCTTGCAGGTCTTGGCGTCCTTAGCCGCTGCGCTGGTGTAGTGCTGCGTGCCCTTGAAGTCGACCACGTCGCCGACCTTCAGGCCGGTCTCGGTGCTGCCGGAGGTCTGGCCGCCAGTGCTGCCGCCTGCGTCCGTGATGCCGAGGCGCTTGTTGACCTCGGCCGCGATCTGGCCGTGGCGGTTGTAGAGGTAGTCGCCCGGGCAGCTCTTATTCGCGTAGTCTCTGTGCACGGTCATGTTGCAGCCGTTCAGGTGGTTCACGCGGTCGTTTTTGCTGGTCGACCAGACGAGGCGCTTGATGCCGTTGCGCTTGCAGATGTCGGTCACGAGATCCAGCAGCGCGGCGTATGCCTTCGCGGAGACAGGCCAGTCAGGCGCGCCGCCGTTGTTGGCGACTTCGATGGTGACGGCCCGCTGGTCGTTGGCGTTGGACGAGGTGCACCACGAGCGGTTTGCCTCGTCGACGTACAGGGCGATCCGGCCGTCGGTGCCGATGCCGTAGTTGCTGGACGCCTGCCGCGCAGAGTTGGCGAACAGGTTGCCGCAGGTTTCGACGGAGCAGTTGCCGGCCATACAGTGGATCGTGATGGTGTCGATCTTCTTGGTGCGCTTGCCCGAGTGGTTCGGGCTGAGCTTGGTATAGACCACCAGAGGGCTGTTACTCATTGTCGTCTCCTTTCCCGCCGGTCAGCTCGTCGAGAGTCTCGTCTGTGATGGTCTCGCCGGGCTTCAGCTTGATGTCGTTGGTGTTCTGGTTTTTCATGGGTTTGCCTCCTTTACAAGCAAGAAAAGGGCGGGCCGGAGCCCGCCCTCTCCGTTATTCGATGGTCAGGCCCTCAGTGTTGAGCTGCTTGACGATTGCCTCGATCGCGTTGACGACGCTTTCCTCGTCGACCTTGAAGCCCTTCTGCTTCAGGAAGTCGAGGACGTACTGCTTCTTCTCCTCGCCGCGGCCCTGTCCGACGTAGAGCTGCTCAGCGGCAGCGACGCCGATCTTTACCCACGCGGTCAGCTCCTTGCGCTGTGCCTCGGTGGTCTGCTTCTTCAGCCACGGGATCAGGAAAACGCTGACGCCGGCGCCGATCAGGGCGAGGGCTGCGTTGACGATAGGGGTGATGTCGATGGTGTTCATCCTTTTGCCTCCTCATTGTTGAGAGTGTCCCCGGACGGATCCGGGAGCGGGTTGCCGTCGGCGTCGAGCCCGTGGCGGTTTCGGCTGATTTTCTCGCCGAGGCTCTTGCCGGCGTATGTGATTAGATAGCCGACGCAGGCGGTGAAGATCGTGCCAGTCACTTCGCTGACTGGATCGCGCCCGAAGGCTGAGAGCAGGTAGGACGTGGCCGCGCTGATGGTTGCCACGATGGCCGCCCAGTATGCGAGCTTTTTGCTCGCCTCGATTTTCTTTTTACGCTTGCGCCGGCGCTTCTTTGCGGCCATGCCGCTCACCTCCTTAGTCGATGATCGCGTGGATCCCCTGACTGGTGAGGAAGTCCTTCTGCGCGTGTTTGATTTTGGCAGCGTAGTCGAGGGCCGCGTGCATATCCCCGTTGCAATGCGCGTCAGGGATGCGCTGCACGGCCCGGGCCGTCGCCTCGCCGAGGGCGATGGCTGCCGATGTGCCCTGAATGGTGATGATCTGGAGATCTTCACGGGCACGCTCTCGGGCCGCTGCCTCTTGTTGTCGTTTGGCCTCCTCGGCCTCCTTTTGCTTCTCGCGCTTCTGGATCCTGTGCTCGAGCAGCCAGAAGCAGAAGCCGGTCACGGCCGTCGGGATCCCCAGCAGGACGACGAGCGCGCCGATGTTGATTTCGATCATTGTGTCACCTCATAAAAGCCGGAGGGCCGCAGGACGCGGCTCTCCTTGTTGTTTGGGCTTATTCCTCGACGTCGTCGAAGTAGCCCATGTCGACGAGATACTTGTGCACGCGGGCCTTCAGCTTCGCGGGGACGTCGTCCTCGGTGATGCGGCCCATGATGATCTCGCCTGCATACAGACGTACCAGCATTTCACGCTCCTCCTTTCCTGCGGTTTTGAGTAACAGCCACGCGAGGGCCCGGGCGATCATTCGGTCGCCCCTTCCTCCGCGGTGCCGGCGTTTGCGGCTGCCTTGAGGGCAGCGATGGCGTCCTCGACCTGCTTGCGCAGCTTCTTCGGGACGTCGTTGATGGTCATGGTGGAGCCTTCGCGGGTCAGCTCCTTGACGTACAGCTCGACGATCTTGCTCATGCTGTGGTGTCCTCCTCTCCGTCGCCATAGACCACGTCGGCCAGCTCCATGATGCAGCCCTTCAGCAGCTCGATGGTGTCAGCCTGCTCGGCGATGGTCTTGTCTTTCTCGGCCTCTGCGGCCTGTTTCTCGTTCAGCTCTTTGATGCTGTCAGCTCTGTGCTTAATCATGCAAAGTTACCTCCGATCGACTGGATGTAGCAGGTCTCCGTAGCAGAGCCGCGGAGCAGCTTGGCCTTGACCTTGACGCCCCACGCTGCGGCCGTCTTGGTCTTGTTTGTGAAGTAGTGCTTCTGGCCGGTTCTGGCCTTCTGCGTGATGTCCTCCCACGTCGGGCTCGCGTCGTTGCCGTTGTTGCAGATCCAGACCTGAAGCGTGCAGCCGGCCGGGAAATTGCCCTGAATGTTGACGAGGGCCTTGGTCGGCATGGCGTCGGCCTCCATAGCGAGGGTCTGCTCGAACTCGACGGACGTGACGGCCTTGGTGAAGGTCATCGTGCGGGAGACGCTGGCGTCCTTGGCGTCGGTCGCCACGATCTTCAGGGTGTGGCTGCCGTTCACGACCTTCAGCCACGCCTCGGAGCCGATCGTCAGCGTGTTGGTCTGGCCGAGGGTCACGGTGTAGCTGCGCAGCGTCACGCCGTCCAGCATCTCCACGACGTCGACCTGATGGCCGTCGGCGTCGGTGACGGTGTACTCGTAGGACGGGGCCGCCGTGCTGAAGCTGCCGAGGGCGCCGTCCGTGCCGCTGATGACGGGCGGCCGGTTATTGGTGACGGTGCGGGTGGCGCTGGTGGTGTATGCGCTCTCCGCGCCGGCTGCGTCGTATGCCTTGACGCGGTACTGCACGCTCGTCCATCCGTAGGTGATGGTGTCGGTGTAGGTGCGCGCGGAGCCCTTGTAGACCTGCGCCCATGTGCCGCTCCCGACCTTGCGCTCCAGAACGTAGCCGGAGAGGTTGCCGTCGGGGTCAGTGGAGGCCGCCCACGAGATGCTCAGGTTCTCGCCGCCGAGCACTTCGCTCGGGACAGTGATGGACGACGGCGCTGTGGGCGCCTGATTGTAGATCACTGTATAGCATCCATCCGAGTCGACGGAGTCGGAGATCAGGAGATCAGAGGACAGATTACAAGCGGGGCGCAGGCCGAAGTTGCCGTAGCAGGCGTTGCCCCAGTTCAGCGTGCCATCGGTGAGGACGAAGCGGGCGACGCTGGCCGAGCCGGCATAGGCGTCCCGCAGCCAGTAGTACCACGCGGCACCAGAGCCCGGGTTGCTGGAATAGTTGGAATTGGCGACGCAGGAGGCCGTCACGGTGGCGATGCGGCTGTTGTTGTCGTTGAAGATCGCCAGCTTGCTGCCGCAGACGTGGTCGCCGCTCAGGCCGACCTCCGTGCAGGACAGGGGGAAGATCTTGTCCGTGCATGTCTCCGTCCCGCCGCCGTCTGTGGAGCTCTTGCCGACCGTGATGGTGGTGTTCAGCAGAGCTGCCCGCTCGTTGGCGGTGAAGGCGTTCAGAAAACCGGCGAGGCCACTGTACGGGTTGACGCCGTTCCAGACGTGGGAGGAGTCCGGCGTCTGGTCTGCGGAGTGCTGTGCGGTGTACCACTGGCCGGCAGCCGCGGGGCTGTTGAGCCACTGGCGCAGGTTCGAGTAGATGTAGCGGTTGTTGCCGTAGCTGCGGCGGTCGCTGTTGCCGTTACTCGGTTCTGTCGCGTCGAAGCACAGCATCTTGATGATCTGGTTGGTCACGAGCGTGACGCTGTTGGAGGGGTAGCCTGCGTGGTTCTTATCGGCCACGATCCAGACGATCGGGCTGCCGTACAGGCTGCCGAACTTGACCTTCGACTTGTTTGCGAGGTTGCTCAGTTTTTGGGCCATGAGTTGTGTCTCCTTTCGGTGATGGTTTGAGCTCCGGGAAATAGCTGAAGAAATAGGCGTCCATGTTCTGCCGCAGGTGGTAGGTGTTGCCGTGTGAGATGTGGCCCGTCCAGCTCGCGTAGGATTGCACGACGCTGTCGAGTGTCATCTTGCCGGAGTCCACCAGCCCGCGGAACTTGCGGATCTTTCGCTTCATGTTGTCGATGCTCTTGGCTCGCACTTTCCTCACGACCTTGCCGGTCTGCGTGAGGTAGGTGTGAAAACCGAGGAAGTCGATGCCGTTCTTCAGCGGGAGGATCTGCGTCTTGCCGTTCAGCCGAAGGCCGAGCGGCTTGATGTACGCCTCGATCTCCTTGAGTATCTGCCGGAGCAGCAGCTTGTCGCTGTGGATGATGTAGAAGTCGTCCATGTACCTGCCATATACGAGGCCGCGGTCATCCCTCAGCCAGTGGTCGAAGGCGTCCAGATAGAGCAGCGCGAGCAGTTGGCTCGACTGGTTGCCGATCGGGATGCCGGGGTCTGGCGTGCTGTCGATTATGAGCCACAGCAGCCACTCAGCGAAGTCGATCAGCTCGGGATCCTTCAGCCACTTCAGGGCCCGGCGGGCCGTCTCGTAACAGTAGGAATGGAGCAGGGTGTAAAAGAACTTTGAAAAATCGCCCTTCAGTACCCAGCCGTCGGCGTAGTCCCACTCGTTCATCGGCCGGGGCGGCAGGCCGGCAGCCTTGCGGGCTGCTTCGTCTGCTGCCTTTCGGCTGAAGAAATAGTGGCGCATGGCCGCGGCCAGACGGTCGAGGCCGTCGTGGGTGCCTTTGCCGATCTGGCCGGCGTAGTTGTCCCGGATGAAGCGCCGGGAGAACGCCGGCTCGAGGACGTTGTCGCAGAGCGAGTGCTGGACGACTTTGCCCTCGAAGTCGATGGCGAGGACGAGCCGCTCCTTGGGCTCGTACACCTTGAAGGGGTAGTAGGGCCCGAAGGAATAGTCGCGCCGCTGGAGCCTCTCAGAGAGGGCGACGGTGCGCTCGATGGCCTCCATGCGGTAGCGCATGGCGGTCGGGTTGTCGCGCTTTCCGCAGCGGGTTTTGCGGTATGCTTTGTAGAGCGCGATGGTGCTGTTTACGATATTCTCCATTGAAAAGTCTCCCCGCCGTGTATAGCTCCGGCCACGCTTTGCGTGCGCCGCCGGGAGCATCGGCGGTCTTGTGTTTACCCATGACTGGGCCGGTCAGACGGCCGCGGCTGCGGGAGGGATATGCCTTCCTTGGATGATGGGGCACAGTGTTCGCCGTCCGTCTCCGGGCGGTTAATAAGTCGGGCGATCCATCGAAGCGGGGCGCAGGCCGTTGTTGCCGTTGTAGGCGTTGTTCCTGTTCAGAGTGCCATCGGTGTTGACGTTGCGGGCGTTGTTGGCCGAGCCGGCACGAAAAAACAAGGCATACCCCGAGGGCCGCCTCACTGGTGACGCTTCTGCGCGTCCAGCTTGGCGGCCCTCTCTTTATCCGTTTTGTACCATTTGGCGGTCTGGTTCTTCACGCTGGCCGCCATCTTCGCCCAGTATGCAAAGGCGTCATCGCTGAAGCCGCTGAGGATCTCATGCGCGAGCTCGATGTGGTGGATCAGCTTTCGGCAGTTGCGAAGCGCCGACCGCTGCGCACGATACCTGAGCTCACGCTCCTCGGGATCCGTCAGGAGCAGATCGTTGGCCTCCATCAGATCGGCGACGAGGTCGCTGGCCTCGTTCATCATCCTCTGCGCCAGACCGAGCCGCTCCTTCGGGAAAACGGCCGGGTTTCTGGTCTTGATGTAGGTGTGTTTCTCGAGCTCCTTGGCGTCCGTGATGACCTGCATCTCGGGCAGTTTGTCACGGCCGAAGGGCGGGCGGCCTACATTGGCCCGCTCGTATGGCCGCGAGTGTCCGTTGCTTGCCGTAGTATCTCACCTCCTCGCCTTTGATTGTGACGCGGGCGCTGCTGCCGTCGTAGGTCTTGCCCTGAATGACGATGACGCCGTCCTCCCGCTTGCAGCAGGAGCAGGGCAGGGCCAGCTCGACGAACAGGTGCGCGATGATGCAGGAGGCTTCGGCTGGTGGGATCGGGGTGTAGTTGTAGCAGTTTCCCATCAGCACTCGAGCCTCCGCTGCCCTGTGTTCCAGATGCCGGATCTCACGGTCAGCCCCTCCAGATCGTCGAATGTGATCTGGAAGGGGTTGCTCGTGATGTCCGTGCAAACGAAGTCCCACAGGGCGTCGACCTTCACCTTCAGAGCGTTGTCAGCCGCGTCGACATACTCCTTCGTCGTGATGTCCTTCGGGTCGTCGACTGCTCCGTATGGGGGTGATCTTCTCCCACACGTCGTAGATCTTGGCGTACTTGTAGCTGACGCCGTCGCTGTGCTGCTTCTTGACGATCTCCGGGCAGGCTTTCCGCATTTCGACGAGCTTCTGCCGGAGCGTCAGGCAGGCGGCTTCAGGAGGGGCCGCAGCAGCGGCCGCCTCGGTTTTCTTGGTTTCTGCCATATCGGTGCCTCCTTACACGTCGACCGTGAAGATGCCCGGGGTCTCGTAGACGGTGACGCCCTCCACGATCTCGCCGGTCTCGGTCAGGGTTGCGATGTCGCCGGTGTAGCTGAGCAGCTTCTTCAGATCAGCCCAGCGGGTTGACTCCTCGACCTTTACGAGCTCGCCGTAGCCGTTGGCCTTGAGCCACGGCACCAGCTTGGTCTCGTCGAGCTTGGTCTTGGTGGTGCCCTTCTTGAAGGTCAGTGTGCCGGAGAGGAGACGGTACTTCTCCGTCGTCTTGGTCTCCTTGTGGGGGACGGTGGCGAAGAAGTCGGCCAGACAGCTCGTGAGGTACGAGGTGCCGTTCTCCATGCGCTTGCGGGCGGCGGCGACTTTCTCGTTGATGGCTGCGATCTGCTCGTCGGCCAGAGCCTTCAGACGGTCGTACTCGCTGCGCTCGTCGGCGATCTTGCGGATGGCCCAGTCAGCACAGCGGTCGTCGGTGATGCGGAACGGGGCGTGCTCGCCCTCTGCGACGGTGCCGAGGTCGACCTGCTCCAGCTCGTCCAGCGTGGCAGCAGGCAGCAGCTCGGCCTCCTGCGTGGTGGTGGCCTCTGTGTCTGCCTGCTCGGCAGCGAGGGCCGCGGTGGTCTTATCGCTCATTGTTGTGCTCCTTTCTTTCGGTGACGTTGAAGGTGAGCATCACGCCGCAGGCGACAGGAGTGACGCTCTCGAGCTCAAGGTCGCGGCCGCTGCGGAGGTGCAGGGTCTCGCCCGGCTTCATTTCGGTGAGGTGTTTCATCTGGTACTCCTTTCTGTAAAGAAACGGTGCCCGCCTTCCTCAATGACGAAGATCTGACTCTCGTGGAAGTCGCTGGTCACGAGGGCGGGGTTGTAGAAGTAGAGGATCGGCTCGTCCACGACGGTCTCGCCTCGGTCGAACACGGCCGCGACGGCGTCCTTGACGCGCTGTGTGGGATCCGGCCGGCTCTTGGTGTAGCTGTAAAGGACGACGGCCTCAGAGGGGTCGACGCCGCGCTTCTCGGCTGCGTTGAGGATGCACTGAGCGACGAGCATCTGGCCCTCGAAGGACTCCCCGCCGGCCTCGGCCATGACCACGCGCTCGACGACGTCGCGCTCGGCGTCGGTCAGAGGGTAGCGCACGGCGGGCTCGGTCGGCTCCACGGTCTCGGTGGCCGGGGCGGGGGGGTCCGGGATGTATGCGCCGACGGTGCTGGTCGGCGGCAGGATGTCGGTCTCCTGCTTGCTGCCGGCCGGGGTGGCGAAGATCGCCACGGAGATGCCGCCCAGCAGAAGGACGGCAGCGGCCAGCGTGGCAGCTCTCAGGGCTTTCCTCTTGGCACGGCGGCGCCGGCGTGTTATACTTGCGGTGCGGGATCCGTATGCTGGCAGGCTGCTGGATCTTCTCGCATGGGTCGCCCGGTCGCAACGGGCGGCCCTTTCTTTTGTGGTTTCCATTGGTTTCTCCTTTCACTGAGCCCGTGCGACGGTCAGACCACAGAGGGCATGAGTGAGGTCGCTGAGCTCGGTCTCTCGGACGGTGTCAGCGGTCAGCAGCACGAGGTAGTCGTTGTCGTAGTAGTCGATCTCGGGATGCCGCTGCCGGTTTACTTCATTTTTGTGGCGGGCGTAGGGCTCGGCACGGTTCCAGACGTCGTCAGGGATCCAGCGGTCGAGGTGATCCTCGACGCGCTCGCGCAGCTCCTCGCTCGTGATTGTGATCTCCGGGCTCATGCTGTCACCTCCGCGCCACGCGGGCCGGGAGCGTCTGCTCCGGGCGGGTCAGGCCCTTGCTGAAGCTCTGTGGCTCATATCTGACGCCCACGATCCGGCGGCCGCTGACGCCGTACTTGGGGTTGTAGCCGAACAGGTTGACGTAGCTGCCGAGATCCTCGCGCTCGTCGTCCATCGCCTTCAGCACCTCGAACAGGGCCAGCACGTCGTCGATGGCGCGGTGGCTGTTCTGCACCTTGCCGGTGAGGTCGTAGGCGATGATCGCGTTGGCGAGCTTGTGCGGGTAGGCCCTGCGGTCTTTGTAGACCGTCAGGCTGTCCAGCCAGTCGATCCGGCCGACTTTCTGGCCGCGGAGCAGGCCACGGAGAAAACAGGCGTCAAACTGCGCATTGTGGGCGATCATCAGGGTCGGGCCGTTCTGCATGAGCTTGGCGATCTGGCTGGCCGCCTTGGCCGGCTGCACGCCCTCGGTCTGAAGCCGCTCGTCGGTGATGCCGGTCAGGCTGACGATGTTCTCCGGGAGGGTCTCGCCCTCGGGCAGTTTAATGAAGGTGTCCATCTTGCCGGCGATCCGCAGGCCGCCGGTGGCCGTGCGCTCCACGCGCAGGGCGGCGAGCTCGATGATCTGGTCGTTGTCGAAGTCGAGGCCGCTGGTCTCGGTGTCAAACACGACGAGGGCCTTGTAGCGGTCGAACAGGGTGGAGAGGTTACTCATGCCGGGCCTCCTTTCCACATTCGCAAGGCGCAGCCGTGCCGGTGAGCAGCCACTCCAGCCAGCACCTCACGCAAGGGGTGCAGTCACAGTGGACAGATCCGACGGGCGGGTGCCCCTCGCTGATGACTTTGGCGATCTCCTCCGCTGATGCCGTGCGCATAAACTCGAGGCCGGTCTGCTTATTCATGGGCGGCCTCCTTCTCGCGGGTGGCTCTCAGGGTGCCGAGCATAAACGAGAGGGCCGTGGTCAGTTGATCCTCGGTGGCGAAGGTGCCGCCGAACTGCTCGGCCAGCGCCGCGATGATCTCGCCGGCGTGCTCCGGCGTGACGTCGTCGGTGGCTTCGTCGTCCTCGGCGGAGATCAGGAGATCAGAGGACAGATTACAAGCGGGGCGCAGGCCGCTGTTGCCGTAGTAGGCGTTGTTCCAGTTCAGAGTGCCATCGGTGTAGACGTAGCGGGCGAGTGACTCGTAGCCGTTGGACTTCGTGCTGAAGGCGGTGGACAGCCACCACCAGTCGTCTGCGTTGGGGATGACGTCGCGGTTGCGCCGGTACTGGTCGACCGTCAGCAGGAAGATGGTGACGGTGCAGGTGCCGTAGTCCTTCAGGCCGTCGTCGGTGGTCAGGTCGAGCTCCGTGGTCAGGAAGGCGTTGGGGCCGTTCACGTCCTCGAGCAGGTTGTCGAGGTAGGCGCCGTTGAGGTATTCCTTGCTGCTGGCGACGGCGAAGTTGTTGCAGTTGCCCTCGTCAAATGCTCGGGTCTCGATGATGTCCTTGCTCAGGCAGAGGGCGCGGCCGTCATCATTCTCCAGCAGGATCCAGCTCTGGCCGGCATAGTCGAAGGCCGTGCCGCGGGCGGCGTTCTTGAGTGCGATCTTTTTCATGGGGTTGCTCCTTTCGTTCTCTGCGGCCGAGCCTTCTGGCTGGCCTGAATGTTCGGTAGGGTCTCGCCGGCGCGGAGCCGGCTCTCACAGTGCGGGCAGATGTAGCCGGTGCGGGGGATCTTCTGGTAGATGCTGACGTTCCAGTCGAGCCCGCAGCCGACGCACTTGGCTGTCATGCGGTTCCACCTCCTCGCTGCTTCAGGCGGTCGGCGAGACAGGTGTAGAAGTCGCGGCTCGTGATGCTCAGCCCGGCGGCTATGTATTCCTTCTCGAGCTCGAAGCGGATCGCCAGATCGCCCACGCTTTTCCCGGGGCCTTTGAACGGCCGTGAGGTTTTGGACTGTCTGGCCTGAAGGTCGGCCCATACCTCGGGCATATCGTTGTAGATATTCCTGAGCTCCTTCAGGTTCTTGGCTGCGCAGCAGGCACAGCTCACGCGGTCGAGCTTTTCGTATAAGCCCTCCCAGTCATAGCCGGCGGCGTAGCATCCTGCGAGGCACTCGGCCTCGGTGATGCCCCACTCAGCGAGCGGGAATGTTTTGCCCGGCGCCCGCTCCTTTGTGAGTCGATCCGGTTCGTCGGCTGCGATGCCTATGAGGACGATGTTGCCCTTGTTGTGCTGGTCGAGTGCCTTGGTCTTTTCGGTTGTTCCCCATCTGATACCTCGAGCTCCGCACCACGAGTAGCCGCAGTGCGTGCCGCCCGTTTTTTCTCTGACGGGCTTCTCGAACATGAGGTAGTCGAAGCTCTTGGCGGGGTGGAGCACAGTGAACTCGATGCCGTTCTCCTCGCATAGGGCCCGTAGCCGATCCATGTGTCGGTACATTTGCGGAAACTCCCAGCCGGTATCAAAGAATACGCACTCGTCTGGCGGCGTGCCTCTGCGGATCAGCTCGAGCAGCAGGAAAGTTGAGTCCTTGCCGCCAGACAGCGAGAGCGTCGTTTTCATGTGGTTGCCTCCTCTCTGATGATGTGCACGACGGTGACGAGGTCGTCGATCTCGTGCTTGGTGGTGTAGGTGTCCCGCTCGTCGAGCCCGATGTGCCGCAGCAGCGTCTCGGGCCCGTCCAGCAGGAAGGCTGTGGCGGCCACGGCGTTCAGCCGGTAGACCGTGACCTCCACGGTGCAGCGGGCGCCGTCCTCGTCCAGCGTGGACGGGAACGAGGCCCGGCAGATGGGGCTCGCCTCGTATCTGAAGGCGGTCGCGCGGTTCTCGCCGGTGATGATGTCCTTCACAAACTCCTCGAAGGCTTTGCGAGGGATCGAGCTGCGGTACTTGTCCAGCGTGACGTCGGCGAGCTGCCGGATGGCTTTGGCGTTCATGCAATCACCTCCCGCGCTGCTCGAGTGGGGCGATGATGATGTGGTCGACGCCGCGGCGGCTGAGGCGGCTGGCTTCGCTGTCTGCGTCGCTGCGGTTTACTCGGCAACCGTGGCAGGCATACGTCCCATCAGGACGCTCGGTCAGAATGGCCCAGTTATATGCGTGGGTTTTGCTCGTGCGGATCAGTTGGCCTTTGTAGTAAAATTTCATGGTGTGCTCCTTTCTTAATTGGCCCGGCCGGAGCCGGGGATCTTGGCGTTTTCAGCAGCAGGCGAAGATCGCGGCGATCTGTGCCTTGGTTGCTCTCTGGTAGCTGGAATAAAAAACACGACCGCCGACTTCTTGGTTGATGGCATAGTGGCCGTCGGCGTAGCGCTTAATGAGCCACACTTTGCGAGGGTTCCACTTGTCAACCTTGCGTGTCAGGGTCGTGTTGTTTCTTCTGCTTCTCATGGGGGTCTCCTTTCTTCGGCCCGGCGCTGCCGGGTGTTCTTGGCTACTGTGCGGCCGGTGCTCGTTTACCTCTGCGCTTGAAGCTCTCGCGCAGCCGCCTCTCGGCGAGCTCTGCGCTGTACCCTTCGCGCTGGTTGGCGTCCAGCGCGCCGGTCGCGCCTCGCTGGAGCTCCTTGTAGATCGTGGTGTGGTGGACGCTCAGGCGGGCCGCGATGTCGACCGGCCGATCTCCGAGCAGATGCCACGCCTCGATCTTCTTCCTGTCCTCGAAGGTCAGGTAGCGGTACTTTCCCGTCAGTCTCACCTCCGTCCTATGGGGTTGTAGTAAAGAAAAAACGCACAGCCGACTCACTTGAGTCTCTGTGCGTTTAATGATAATGGACAGCTGGTTTTGTAAACCACGCTTTTTTTGTTGCCTTTTGTGAAAATCGTGATAAAATAGATAAATTAGAGAATCAGGCGCTTTTCGCCGCGACAGGGAGAGATAGACCATGGACGAATTTGATCAGAAATTGGATATTCACGAGGAGAGCAGCGAGGAGATCGTGGAAAAGATCCCCGGACGCGACGTGTACGAAACGATCTCGTCACTTGTCTCGGCGCTGCTCGTCGTCACGCTGGTGTTCACCTTTGTTGTGCGCCTGATGGGTGTTTCCGGCCCGTCGATGATCCCGACCTTGCAGGACGGCGACCGTTTGCTCGTGGTGAACTCGCTGCTTTGCGGCGAGTATGAGGTCGGCGACATTGTCATCGCGCGCAAGGAGACCTTCGACGCGCAGCCCATCGTCAAGCGCGTGATCGCAACCGCGGGGCAGACCGTTGATATCGACTTTAACCTTGGTCGCGTCTATGTGGACGGCGTGATGCTCGAGGAGGATTACATCAACGATCTTACCTACCGCGAGGAGGGAACGCTCTTTCCCCTCACCGTTCCGGAGGGGGAGGTCTTCCTGCTCGGCGACAACCGCAACCACTCCAACGACAGCCGCGATTCCTCGCTCGGCACGGTGGATACGAGGCTGCTCATCGGCAAGGCGGTGTTCCTCGTCTTCCCGGGGCGCGATTACCTGACCGAACAGCGCGAATTTGGCCGCATCGGTCTTCTGAAATAAAGGAGAGAGTACCATGCAGCTTGAAAGCTTAAGCTGGTTTCCCGGCCACATGACCAAGACCCGCCGCATGATCGCCGCAGAGCTCGGCAACGTGGACGCGGTGTGCGAGATCTTGGACGCGCGCATCCCCATGAGCAGCCGCAACCCC